CAACCATGACCATGACTGGTGAGGAAGTAACCTTCTGTAGATACTGTATAATTAGTTATTTGAAAAAAATAATTGATGCTGGAATTTAATCCAAGGTGAGAAACAAATTCTCTAACCTTTGAGTCTATAACAGAAGTCAATCCAGAGTCTTTGTAACTGATAGATTTAAATTTTTCGTCTGCCTCGTCATTATTGGAATGGTGCCAGTTACTTTTCATGGTAGTTGGCATTACCTTATCCCAAGTATTTCTTTTGGGATCTACATTAAAATTGTACAGCATCTCATTGAGAATGAGATCTTTGTCATAATCATTTTTAGTTATTTTTGTTTTCCATACGGGTATAGAAAAAACATTATATAATTCACTCATAATTAAAAATAATATTGCTTCTGAATTCAGAATCAGTACATGTTGTACTACAATGAGGTTTTGCTGGATTGAAAAATAATGCTCTGTTTGATATAGAACGAATGCTTATAGCATTCTCATCATCTTCTTTTAATAACGTTGACCCATCATTAGTATTTAGGTAGACTATACAACCTCTATGATCCCAAAGCATATCTGTATGCCAGTCGTGGCGCACGATCTCAGTAGTTTTGGGAAATAAATTTAATTGAATTCTTAGAAATTTTTTAGTTTTAATTTTTTCTATAATAGGAGAAAGATGATCGTAGTAATCACTACATACCTCGCCAGCAAAGAAAAAATTGTGGGTAAAATAAATCCCGTCGTTTGAAGACGCCGACGCTACTCGGTTCTTCAAATACAACGGGAAATAAGGATTGTTTATTGTTTGTTTAGTTAGTTGTTCAAACTCTTCACTATTGAGGAAATTTTCCTCTACATTGTAAAACATATATTAGATTGTATGACGAACACGAACGATGCCAGGACCACCAGCAGCACCTTGACCATTACCAGTACCATTATACCAGCCGCCGCCTCCGCCGCCACCAGTGTTAACTTGTCCTGGTTCGCCCCAACCTTGTCCACCGCCACCTGCATATTGCGATGATCTAGATCCACCACGACCACCGCCACCAGGAGCAGCAGGAGTTGTGATTGGAGCAGTACCATAGTTTTCGTGGGTTCCACCACCGCCACCACCACCAACAGTTAGACCCATGTAGGTGATGCCATCACCACCGACTCTTCCATTAACTGTATTGTTGGGGTTAGCACCGCCGCCACCACCGCCAGTATGAGTACCAGAGTGTGTTCCAGAAGTATTATTGCCGTTTCTATAACCAGGATTTCCATGAGTAACACCGCCACCAGGAGCACTACCTTTGGTTGCTTCTCCTCTTTGTGGTTGTCTGGGAGCAGGACCAGATGCACCACCGCCAGAACCTCCTGGTTCTCCAGTTTCTCTAGCATTAGGTCCCCATGATCCAGCAGCACCTCCGCCAAATGCGGTATGTGTTCCAAACTCAGAATTACCTCCAGATTGACCTTTAGCAACAGGATAACCAGACAAAGGTGTAGATCCGCCTGCTCCAACTTTTACATCATAAGAACCAGTTGAGATTGGGTAAGTTCCATGGTAGCAAACGCCACCACCACCGCCACCGCCACCAATAGTTCCACCAGCACCACCGCCTGCTACCACAAGAACTTCGGCAGTAGCACCACCAGCAGCTCCCGTTACATTAAAATTATACTCTCCTACATTGTACCATGTGTGAACTTTATATCCACCAGAGAATGTAACTTCACCGCCAGTAGCAGTAATCAAACCACTACCCGCAGAACCCGCACTAATCCATTGTGATCCATCAGATATCTGAATAGTATCCGAAGTCGAATCATAGATAGTCCTACCAGCACTATGTGATGGTCTGTTATCTGGACTTGATGTATATGAAGGAAGTGTCAGTCCGTTAGACAGAGTTACAGTTCCTACGTTTAGACTAGACATATTTCAATCTGCTTATGAGTTCTTTGCTTTATCTATTTATCACATAATTACCCAGTTACCTACGACATCTACTGTGATGCCTGGTTGAATTGTAATTGGACCAATGGACATTGCATTAGCATTTGCGGGAATAATTACATTTTCTGACAATGTGTTAGCGGAGTTTTTGATGATGCCAGTAGTATCAATCCACTGAGGGGTATCTCTAATGTACATTACACCATGTAGTCCGAAGTGACCATCATTGCCACCTCCACCAAGTTGTAGATCATAGTCGGGGTTGCCAGTAAATCCAGCAACACTTGAATCTGGGTTAATCCAGACCTTAGACTCTCTGTAGATATCCAGTTCATTATCAGATTCTGTCCATCTGGAAGTAACGAACTCAGCGTTGTTCTGGAAGACCAGACCATTGATGTTGATATCGCCTTGGATGTTCAGTTGATATTCTCTTTGAACCTGTGGAGATACTGTAGTATCAGTACCACCAAACTGAAGAGTATTGATTGCAACTCGGTTCTCGGAACCTTGGATAGCAAGTGCTGGAGTAGATTTCCAAGTTAGAGCACCCTGCGTTCCATCACTAGGTGTGATTTCAAAAGTATCTGCTTGTAGAAGTTGGTTACCAACACGGAAGTTACTTAGATAACCACCTGCTCCATTAGATCCACCAGTTGCGCCTGCGAAAATTGCAGGAGCACCAGCATTGCTATCTGCACGACCAACGCTAAGAGCAGTCTTGAATCTTGAAGATCCATTTACATCCAACTCATATGCATCACTGGCAGTCATCTGTACACCCAGATTGCCGTTACCAGTAATCGTTAGAGCGTCAGTAAATGCACCAGTGCTGAAATGTATTGCAACTTCTGTTGTTAGAGAATTGTATAGTTGCTTGAAGTACACGTCACCAACAGAGTTGTCATACATGAGTTGGAGACCCTCATCTAGAGTGCCACTCTGTCCAAGAAGTTCAAGTCTTGAGTCATATTGTGTTCCACTATTAGGAGTTGAATACATTCTCAGGACAACATCTTGATCGCCATCTTCTACAATCAGAAGTTTTACTGCAGAATCAGAAGTAGTTGTGCCAATGCTTACTGTATCATCTATAGCATCAACGTGCAATGTGTCCGTGTTGACTGTTAGGTCAGCAGCAACTGTAATATTGCTTAGGAAATCTCCTCTGCCAGATACGCTCAATGCTTGCTGTCCTACCGCTACTCCAGAGATGGAGAGCAGACCTGACATTGTATCGCCTGCCTTAAGAACGTTAAGTGAAGCAGCACCAGTTAGAGAAGCAGTGATTGTTCCAGCACTAAAGTCTCCACTAGTGTCTCTCATTACAGCAGACTTCAGTGATGTTGTTGATAATACATTAGAGGAGTTGAATACTACATTACCTTCATTCCAAATAATGTTGCCTAATAGAGTTAACTGATTTACATCTGATACTTTAAATTCCAGAGAACCAGAACCATCGGTGGAATTACCACCAGTAGCAATAATTGCAGAACTATAGTTAGTTGATGGGTTGAGAGAAGATCTGAAGTAGACGGAAGGATCTGAAGCAGAGATACCATCGTTTCTACCAAGTTTCAATCTGGCATTACCACCACTACTTTCTAGTCCTCCAACTTCAAATGTACCATCGGGTAGTCCATCTGCATTAGCGTCTAGGTCCGCAATACTAAAATCTTGGAAAGGATAGTTGATTGCGGTATCACCAATTGCAATCGCTCCAATAAAGTTACCTGTTGTTAGTGTACCTGTAATTAGAGTGAAATTATTAGAAGGATCATTGGCATCTTGGTTGATGGCAATATCAGTAATTGAAATACGACCAGGAGCAAGACCTTGAGCATCATACAAGTTAACTGGCAAACCAACTAAGAATGGAGATGCCGTTAATAGTTCATCTCTAACAAGAATTTTAAATCTTGGTTGACCTGTCCAATCAAGAATTCTAACTCTATCTTGGAAGTCCTTCTGTGTTTGGTGAGAAGGCATTCTAAGATCACTGAATGTGCCTTCATTTGTATTGATAGCATTTTGATAGAAAGTTCCTTGACGACTATCAAGTTTATCAGCATCAAGTCCAGAGTTGATGCCATCATTCTGGGAAGACCAGATCTTTGCCCATGTACTAAAGGTTGCTAGGGTAGAACCAGAACCTCTAAGATACATATTATCATTATCAGTGAATGCAAGTTGTCTTACACCACCGAATGTTGCATCAAATCCAGATCCACCATTCCTGATAGTCATTGTAACGTGACGTGTGCCACCATCTGCTAGACCATCAGCAGCATTATTTCTAGTATCTGCAATTATACCAACGTTAAACGAATCAGGGTTTGGATTCGATGCTGGGTTACTTGTAGAAGACTTGAGTCTTAATGTACTACCAGACTGGTTAGCAATATTAATATTATAAGTACCAGATAATCTATCAACGGGCAGAACACCTGCGTTTAGATTACCTGCGTTAAGGTAGAAAGATCCTTGAACACCATCGAGAAGGTCAGCATCAAGACCAGAGTCTGCTCCAGTCTTAAGTTGAATAGAACCATTACCAGCAAGACCAATTTTAAATTGATCTTTATAGAATCTAGCAACACCAATTGTTCCGTATTCGTCAGCAGAAATAGTTAGATCAGAAACTCTAGAGATATCAACAGCAACGTTTGCAAATTGCTTATTGACTGTACTGAGTTTTGCAAGTAGAACTAAACCAGTACCAGAACCAATAGCTGCTGGAGCAGAAGTGACTGTGAAGTCATTTAGGAATCCAACACCAGTAGAAGTAAGTGTTAGATCTGAAACTGTACCACCACTTACAATAATATTTGCTTTGAGTCCTGTACCAGATCCACCATCTAGTTCTACATCAAAGAATTGACCATCAGTAAATCCAGATCCACCCGCTGCAATAACAACGGATTCAATAAAGTCTCCTTGAGTAAGTGATGATTCAAATGTTAGTGGAGATGAACCACGCTCAAATTCAATAACTGTGTTGACTGGAATTGTAGCTGTTAGTGGATTATCAATTGAGACTGTGGTTGTTCCAGCAGCAGTAAGAATACCAGAAATATTAGTATTAGGTTGAATACCATTAATGTTTGCTACAACTTCATGACCAAGAAGTACATCTGAATTAGTAGCAAAAACTAATTGCGAAGAACTGCTGTTTGCTTGTGAAGTAATCTTAGCAAAATATCTAGTCTCAGCACCCTTGAGTGATTGAATAACAGGATTATATGACTGATCTCCTCTAAGGAATGTGAAGGAGTTTGCAGCATCTGAAGTAAATGCTAATCTTGCGGTAGAAATAACACCAGATGTAATGTCATTAGCAGCAATTTGATTGGAAGATAGAGATACCCAGTTATTACTATCACTCGCAGAAGTATTAATAACACGGGTAATAGCAATAGTCTCGGCAGGAATATCACTAGATTCGATATCATCTGTATCTTCTATCTTGATATTGTTGACGATATCACCATAGAGTCTGGACTCAATTATAGCAGCACCAGCTGCTTGCGTTCCAGAACCTGCTGGAGGAGAGAACGTAACTGTAGGAGCAGTAGTGTATCCTTTACCACCAATATAGTTATTGAATAGTTGAATCTCAACCAGGACAACTTGACCATTTGCAATCGAACAAGTAGCAAATGCTGAAACAGCACCTGCTTGAGGATTACCACCAGAGATAGTTACAACAGGAGGAGTAACATAACCAGAACCATTATCAGTAATACTGATTTGATAAACAACACCTTCTCTATATTCAGTTGATTGAATTTTACCTCCAGAATTACTGCCAGTAAAGATGTCACCAATGGTGAATTGAAGAGTGGAATCAATTGGGAACGATACAAACAAACTATCATTATCATTGTTTAGAATGAATGAAGAGTTAGTATCCTGTTGAATTGCAATATCACCAGCAAGTGCTCCTTCAATAGCAACTCTTTCTGATTGGTTTGCAACCGTAAATACTTGGAAAGGACGTAGAGGGGGAATCTGATCTTCCGAGATCTTACCAGAATCAGTAAGTTCAACCAGTGCTCTAGGAACAGGGTTAGTTGAATATGGTTTGTTTAGATATGGACCGAGATTATTGGTGATGTAATCTTTAACTGCTTTCTGCGTTGGCAGTTTAGAGTTAGTAGTATTTGCACCACCAAGTGTGTTGGATGCGTCGAAACCAGTAACAACAACGTCGCCACCTTTTAGTTTCAAGAATTCAACTTCCGAAATTGTAACAGTACCTGTGAAAGTAATATTACCAGTTCTGTTTTCAATTCTCGCAAATGTTCCAACTTTAAAGTCGCCTAGTTCGTCAGTACCTGAGACATATACACGACCATAGTTTTCAGAAACTTGTTCGTATGCTTCAATTTTAGTACCGCCGTTCTCTGGTAGTGCATTATAGTTGGTTCCTGATCCTGCAAATTCCCACGTATGTGAAGACGAGTTAACAATAGATGGTCTGTGAAGTCTTACTGTTTCACCAACCAAAGTACCAACAGAAACTGCGTTATCAGTAGCGTCATTTTTTAAAGCTGCGCCACCACCAGAACCAGACTCAAGTGTTAGTTGAGCAGTGAAAGGAGGACCAACTGTTACTCCTTCTACAGTATCAATAAAGTATTCAATATCTGGATCTACGTTCGAGAATCCATCAATTTTAACAATATAATGCTCAAGTGGTTCTCTTCCTAAACCAGAAACTGTGAAGATTGTTCTGCCTGTAGGAGTGGAAGATACATTACTAATTAAACCAACATCAAATTCATATGCATCTTTTCTAAATCCAATGCCACGGAGAGCAAAGATACCAAAGTTTGTAGCAGAGTTCGTGATGGAACAATAACCACCAGACTCAGCAAGGACGCCATCGGCACAGAAGATAACGAATACAGAAACTAACTGAACATAACCATCATTAGTAATTTTGTAACCTGTACCACCGAAAGAAACGATAGTAAAGGCTGATGCAACCATCGACTTACCCTGATTGGGGAAGGATGCTGTTCCGTCTAACTCAAGACCAGGGAAGGGGCAGTTAGGTTGCTTAACCTTATCACCATCAACCTCAGCACCGCCACCACCTAGGAAGGAGATAACAGATGCGTTCTGAGTATATGGAGATGCTTCAATGATAGGATTATCAGCAAAATCAGAACGTGGAGTTAGTTTTGTACCTTTACTATCGTAAATAATGCTATCAGGGAAAGTAGCAATAGTTGAAGTATCAAATAAAGTTCCCGTATCTCTTACTGTAGCACCAGGAGAGGTAGTGCCACTCAAGATGTCATCTAGTAGTTGGAATGCAGTTGTAATAGATGCTTCAACGTTTGCACATAAAGGTACACCAGTAGGATCTACAAGAATTGAACTATCAGTAAATTGAGGAATATCTGAATTAGGTGTGGTGACTGCAGCACCAGATGCATCTGTCCAATTACGCATTGCTGCGATACACAAATCTCTTGCTTTCTCGAATGCAAACCTTGTAGGAGCAAGTTCAGATGCAGGTATTCCAGTTAGGGCACTTCCTGTGAAATACAATTCTGCTGCATTGACAATACCAGCATTTCCTCCCAGTGATAGATCTCTAATTATAGCGCCAGTAATTAAGTTAATATCTCTACGACACTTACGCTCATCAATGTTACCTAATCCAAGAGAAGGGTATTGGATCATTGCTAGTTTGTATGCTTCATCAGCAATCAAATCTCTATTTCTAGCAATTAGATAAGCACCATCTAGATAAGTTCCACTGGTATCATTAGCAAGAACATCAATAAACAGATATGCTAGTGTATCAATAGCAGATGCTACGTTAGCACAAGCAGGAGTTGAAATATCATCAATAATTGTTGGGTCAAAATATCTGTCAAGTTGAGAATATTGAGGAACATAAATTGCTTGACCAGGAGCTCCAGTTCCAGTACGCCACTTTCTCATAGCAAAAGTGATCAGTTCTCTTGCATATTCTAGAGCACGTACTGTCTGAATAATTTCGGTATTGACAAAATCAATCTGGGTGTTAGTACCATCAATATACTTTTTCGCTGCATCAATAACGTTATAGTTGCTACCAAACTCAAGGTCTCTAGTAATTGCACTAATGAAATGTCCGACATCTCTACGACACTTGTTATCGTTTACAGGGATGCTAAAACTTGGATAAGTTTTTTGGGTAGTAACACCATCTACTACACACTCTACAACTAAATCCGAAATTCTAATAGTAGCATCTTCAGACAAAGCAGCAACTGGAGATGCTAGGGTAATAGTTGCTTCGCCAGTAGAAATATTATCATAAACAAAATTAGTAATATTATAATTTTGAGAATTGTAAGTTACAACACCACCACTTACATATGTGTGTACGAAAGTAGATGTTCCGAGATAAATTTTGAGAGTAGAACCACCAATAGATAGAGCGTTTGGTGCAGATCTTACAAACGTATGTGCGGATTGAGGTAGATGTTTTACTGAATTAGATGTTGAACCAGTAAACGTATGGACAGATTGTGGTTCGTGCTTAATTGCTTGAGCAGTTGCATTTACAAACTGATGATTTGATCCTGATGCACTACCTGCGTTACCAACATTAATTGTAAATGTTCCGTCTTGATGTTTTAGACCATTGTTTGTTGCGGAAACAAAAGCATGTACTCCAGTATAACTAGAAGGTCCAATATTAACTCTAAAACCACTTGCTGAAATGTTGCTAATTGGGAACCATCTTCCGCTAGGGTAGTCATAACCAGGACGTGGATAATTTTTACTGACTACATTCCCGTCCAGGTTGCACGTAAAGGTTAGTGAGTTATCTTCAAACAAGATATAATCACCTTCTTGCATTCCGTGTGGTGCGGAAGTAGTGATGTCAACTTGACCACTTGAAGCGGTGTAAGTTGCTCCAGATACTGTTAGGGAATTGGTTCCTACATCAGTAATAGCAATAGACTTACCTGCTTGTGGATCTTGTCCAGGACGTGGATAAGTATGCTCGGTTGCATATCCATTTTGATCACAAGTGAATGTGAATGAGTTATCCGCAAGAACAACATTGCGTCCAACTCCGAGTCCATGCTGACCAACTGTGACAGTCATGTCACCAGTTGCAGCGTTATAGTTTACAGCAGATGGTTGGAAATACTTATTGGGACCAGAAATTCCTCCATTGATAGTAATACTAGTTGCAGAAATTTCTGTAATAGGAATAGATCTGCTAGCAAAAGGATCGATACCAGGACGTGGATAAGACTTAACTGACTGATCGCCATCCATGTCACACGTAAAGGACAACGAATTGTCATCAATAACAATACCTTCTCCAACAGATAATGTATGAGCACCAATTGTTAGATTTACATTTCCAGTTGCAGGATCGTAAGTTACATCAGTAGGTGTATATTGCTGGTCAGGACCAGAGATGCCAACAAAAAGTTCAAACTGATCAGTTGTAAATCCTGAAGAACGAATTGGTAGAGTCTTTCCGCTAGAATAATGATGGGAATTAGGTGAAGTATGTTCTGTCTTATATCCATCCATCGCACAGGTTTGTGTGATAGAATTATCCGTAATTCTAACGCCATCTCCAATACTAAGTCCATGACTAGTTACTGTGAATGTAGCGATGCCAGTAGCAGGATCATAGTCTACATCAGTTGGAGTAAGTGTAGAATCTGGAGTGCCACCAATTTCGTAGACAGAATAATATTCTTTCTTAAATTGATCATTGACTTTTCCAACAACTTCATCTGCAATAAATTCTACGTTGTTTCTAATTTGCAAACAAGCATCTTGGAATCTTCTGGCAACAGGTGTTGCCATTGGGAATCTATTAGGAGAGTTCAGCAAGGAGATGGTAATTGACTTACCATAAGCTCTTACAGATGAAAATTGACCTGGATCAAAATTATCAGTTGTAGTGATCGTAGTTTTCTTAGGGATTACAAAACGTCTTGAACGACCATCAGCATCTTCCAGAACTTTGTAAATTCTTTGCTTTCCATTTAGGAAAGATAGATCAGGAGAACTGGTAGGCATTCCCTCAATAAAGATTTCCTGTCCTTCCTTAAAATCATGAGTGTTCTGCCTACCAACCAAAGCATTGGTGTAGAATATAATACCACCATTATCTTCTACAACATTAGGATCTTGGAAACCACCAGTTGAAACTTCTGCAGTGCCTTGCTTGGAGAAATCAATTCTTACGAGAGGCAGAGCATCAGTAATGTCGGTTTCTTCAAAAACAACTTCGCCTTCTGCTCTAATTGATCTAATATCAGTAGATACGAATTCGTATGCATCTCTAAGGAATGTAAGTTCTAGTGTATCGGGACCAGTAGCAACTGTTCCTGTGGTGTGAATAGGTGATGATGCAGCAGAAGTACCAGCAACAGCTACTTGATAAACATTATCAGTTGCCCAAAGTAATTGTCCAATTGTATATGGTGTATTTGGAGTCCATTTGATAGACCCTGTACCACCAAACAAGAAAGTTTCACCCGCTGTAAATGCGCCACTGGTAACAGAAAAATCAAGTTTACCAGAAATATAAGCTTGTGGTCCAACGATAGATCCAAAGTTTACTTCATTAATAATACCTTCAGCACCAGTGTTGATACCTTTGACTGCTAAATTTGATGTAAGATTTGAGAGACCTGTGTTTGTTTGGAAGTCTGCACGGAATTTTTCTGGTCCAAAAATTTGTGTTCCAATTGGGAAAGAAGTTCCGAAATCTCCATTTGCTGTATAGTCATAGTTGATTCTTTGCTTGTCGTCAAAGACCATCGCAAAGTCCCAAGTTGCTACCGCATCTCCAGTAGAGTCAACCTGGTCGCGATACGTAACACCAATGACATAGTTCTTGTCACCGAACTTGAAGATGTGCTTTCTTGGGTTAGCAGGACGAATGATAACCAAACGTAAGTTATCACCAACAACTGATGCATCAGGTGGTAGTGAAATTGGATTATCTTCTACGTAATCACCACCAGAAACAATAAGAGTCTCCTTGACACCAGGAGTTGACCATGCAAGTTGTGCTGCCTTCTTGATTGTTCTAACAGGAGCAACAGCAGAACGACCATCGTTTAGGTCAGAACCAATCTGTGCTGAAACGTAAATACGACCACCAACGTCATTCGTTGCTAGGTTGAGGACGTATTCTGTAGTTGCAATTTTAGTAGATCTATCACCAAGTAGAGGTGTGATAGAACGAGGGAACTCTCCAGATTCTCCAGTCTCATTATACTGGAACGCCGAAGGATCAGTTACTCTAAAACCAATATGCTTGAATTGAACTTCATTATTAGTTTCAATACCATCTTTATGCAGAGGTGGTACAGTTCCCGTTTCGCCAGCATTCAGTGCTTGATAAACGTTTGGACCTCTATACCTATAAGCATCTTTCTGAACAATAGTTTGGGCAGTCCATGGGATGCCCGTGTTGTTCATATAAGTTTTCAGATCAGGTGCTCTAAATTTAGCATCTGGAGTGATGAAGTTATCAATATCTAGGTTTAGAATTCTCGCCGTGTCTGAAATAATCGACGTAGATGTTCTAATAGCACCATTAATGTCAAGTTCAAAATCAACAGTATCAAGGAATGCTTCGACTTGAGCACCTGTACCATTACCACCACTAATTGTTACAGCAGGAGCAGTAATGTATCCTTTACCAGGATTGTCAATAAGAACGGCAGTAACAAAACCTTCATCAATAATTGCAGAACCTACTGCTTGAGTACCACCAGCTGGAGGTGGTTCAATATTAACAGTTGGTTGAATAGTGTATCCAGTACCACCTAAATTTACTACAACCCTGTCAATTCTATTTCCAGTCCTATTGATACCGACTCGCGGTAAATCTGTCCCAGGATCAAGTAGAGTTCTGAGTACTTCCTTTTCGTCAGAACCAGAACCTGCCCTAATGGATAATTCTTGAGATCCAATTAGAGTAGGAGCAATGGCTCTAATAGTTTCTCTGTCGGAATTTAACTGAAAACTCATTTCTTACTCAGCCTTTGCCGTAGGTTTTATTCTCTTATCTATTTAGCATCAAGTCCATTGAATGCTAACAACTCTAGTGTATGCAATCCACTTGATTGAAATGGTTGTACCTGCTCTAGAAGTTGTATAACTAAATGAATTTGAAGAACCACCGACAAAAGGATTGATAGTCCAAGTTTGTCCTTGCGGAACAGTATCTTTTATGATAGTGGTCATTGTTGACATTTCTGCTAAAGTACCAGCAGAATTTACAGAAATAGCACTTTCCAGTTTCTGTACTAAATTTCCTCCACCAGAATCATTCACTCCAACAATAGTAGATTCAATAAAATTAATAGTATTGTCTGGTAGAAAAATTTGACCACCAGTATCATTAATTTCAAGAATAGACGTGTTAAGTCCTCTCATAATATAATGCTCTGTATAACTATCTGCAAAAAAAGAATTTTTTACCTGCAGAGTATTAACATTTTTGATGTCAAAAGTTTCGTTGACAATAGTGGTATTGTCAACAGAGAAACCTCCTAGCGAATCTAAATTTTGTAAATTAGATGCCATTTTTACCTCTTAGTTACTTGATTGACGACTGTAACGTCTACTTGATTACCTGTATTTAAATTCGTATCTAATGTATATGTAATGCGAACATCACTATTAGCATCAAAATCGAATTCGACTGAAACAATTTCTTGTCCAGTCTTAAGATTATTATATTCAGTATATGAAATATCAGTGCCGTTATCAATAACAGCAAATTCTAAAAATTCTTTGTTTCCAGAAGTTTTATTGTGTGCTGTTAGTGTTACCTTTGCCGATGCTTCTACTGCAGGATTATAAAGAACTGTGGCACCTTGATCAATAGTATCTTTAACTAGATTACTTTGCTCAGTGCGAACTGCAAATTTTTGTAGTTCAAATGCACTCAGTTCGCTATCAATAATTTTGAGACCATTGTAAACTCCTGTTCCAAAACCTAAGTTGAAGAATACATCTCCGTCATCTGTAAGTCTGACCAATGTATCTGTGGTCAAACCAGCAGATAAACCTAAATCAAAATTTTGTTTTGTGCAAAATAAGAAGGTAGAATCAGCACTCGTATTATCAAGCGTAGTTGCGAGATTATCAAATGTAACTTTATTTGCATTAATATTAAGCAAATCTTTGATACCACCTGCTCCCAAAGAAGTGATGGTATCAATGTCACGAAACTCTAATGCATTTTCAGTAAGTTGCAGAGTGTTCAGACCATTATTATAGAAGTATAGAATATTTTCATTTGCACCAGGAGCAGTTTCAGGAATAATGTAAGTGTTCTGATCAACGTCTTTAACACCACCAAGAGATCCCCACTGAGATCCATCATAACCTTCATACGTTAGGTCACTTGTGTTATAGCGAATAGATCCTTGCTCAGCATTTCCTCTGGAGTTAGAATCTCCAACTGGAACTACTAAAGAAGTATTAGCATTAACTTTTACCTTTTGACCTGAATTTGGTTGAAACACCATGTCATTGACATTGGTAGAAATGGTGTTATTGAATAGTTTTAGATCTCCGTTAATTTCTAGAGGAATTGGATTGCTTGTACCAATCCTAACAATTTCAACTTCATTGAAGTCAATTGGAGCAACTGCTAGAGAATTATATTTAAGGACAGCACTACCATTATTGAAATTATTTCCAGTAGTATTTGTTGGTTCATTACCTGATGTTCCAGTGACACCAGCAGTAATTACCTCAAATAGATTCAAACCATACTTTAAGAACTCTCCTTGAGTAACAGGAGTATTTGTGTTCCAATTTCTATTTTCTGGTGCTCCAATTCTAGTAGATTTAATATCTTTAGTTGTAAAGAAATCAAGGAAGTTTCTGTCCAACTTCATTGTTGTGACAGCATCATTAACGAAATAAAGTGTATTATCGTTAGCACCGATAAATTCTTCTGCAAGAATATAGGTATTTCCGTCTAGGTCACGTACACCACCAAGAGAATTCCATGCACCAGCAGTAGAACTATAACCCTCATACTGGTTAGTATCTGTATTAAATCTAATCTGACCACTCTCTACATCGAGCACACCAGGACGATCATTTGTAGTACCAACAGGAATTGTGAATGCAGTTGAGGTATCAACTTTTGCAACTTTACCAAGACCAGGAGTTAGTAAAATATCATCAAGAGAAGTTGTTGAAATATTGTTATCAACAATACTGAGTCTATCATTAACATTAAGTTTGGTAGTTGTCTTAATCTCTCCAGTAGTCTCAATTAAATTGAGAGCAGAATTTAATTTAATACCCGTACCAAGTTTAACGTCAACAGCTTGCAATATAATATCTGCCGCAGAACTGAGATTTAGATTTCCTCCAGTAACAGCAATAACATCAGTTGTATTTAATGTATCAATAGTACCAAGAGGTGATACCAGACTTGTAGTAAAATCTGCTGCTCCAATTGTAGAAGTTTCTGAAGTTAACTTAACAGCATCAAAAATACCTAAGTTAATATCCGCACTAATAATATCGTCAATGTCAACAGAAGAGACAAGAATTTCTAAATTAGAACCAAATACTTTAGGGTTGTTTAAATTAATTGTATGTTCACCACCCATTCCATCATGGTTTGGGCAATAATAATAAAGTGGATTTGGTGTTGAAGCAGTAATTGTAATTTGGTTTCCTGCTGCACCCTGTACTACGCCATCAGTATATGCAGCACCAGTGAAACTTAGAGTTGCTGCTCCATCAGCTGCAGCAGGTGCGGACATGGTAATTGTACTGCCAACAATACTAGTAACTGTTGATCCGATTGTAACACCGCCAGGACCATCATCTGTAACAGCAATAAGCATTCCTTCTAGAATACCAGTAGTACTACTAGCAGTAAAAGTAGTTGAACCTACTGATAGCGTAGTAGTAATATTTTCAACAAGATTCCTAGTTCCATCAGGATGCTGCGAAAAACTCATTGGATGAGTTGAAAAACTTCCGTCAGTTTGATTAAAGTAGTATGTGTTACCTGCGTATAGTGTGTAATTTGGTTGGAGATTTGATCCGTTTCCATCATCAATATAGAATCTTCCTGCAGGTTCGTAAGTAGCAACTGTGAACACTCCAGAACTATTAATACCAAACTCAGCACCTGCATCTAATTGAGTAGCAGAACCTGCGATAAATCCAGTTGCCGAACCAGGACTTCCTGCTGTAATAGCAATGACTAGCATGTCGTCGCCGTATTCTGCAGGTGTTCCTGCTTCACTATCAGGTGGTGTATATCCGTTAATTACACTACCGACACTAACATTGATTGGAGAAGCAACAGTAAGTAACTGACCAGCAAATACTGTAGTCTCGTATTCAAGTGGTTGAGTAACAGTAAGTGGATTAACTGTTAGTACATCACCAACAGCATAACCATTACCTTCTCCTTGAGATGATAAAGTTGTTGTAGTAACAACACCAACAGCATTAATTTCAAAGTTAAATGCACTACCAGATCCGTATGGCGGAGCAATAGTAAACGTAACTCCTGATTGAGCACCACCTGTTGGCGCGGGATCTAAAGTAATAGTATTCAGTTCATAATCAATACCACCAACAACACCAGTATATCCACCACCAGTAACAATACCACCATTAATTACATCACTTGCGTCACTAACAGTTATAGTGTCAACAGGATCACTGGTAAAATCAAGAGTTGCAGTACCATCTACTGTTGGCAACTCGGATAATTGAATAGTGGTTCCATTAACAACACTTTGTACAACCGAACTTCCTTCAATAGCGCCATCCCCAGCAGTCTGGGTAGCAATCATTCCACTAACAATACCAGTAGTTGAGGATACTGTAATATTTGCACTAGCGACACTAAGTGTAGTCGTAAGACCAGTTACCGCACCAGGTAAATCTGCTGTTTTAGTTACAGAACCAGGAGTTGTTAGATTGTCTCCAACTGCGTGACCAGATCCTTTTTCCTGAAAAGATAAAGTTGCTACGTCAACTTCATTAACGTTATTACTAATGGTTAATTGAATACCAGCACCACCACTTTGGGTTTCTAGTCCTGTAGCTTCATCAATAAAAGTTAGTGTCGTGTTATCAATTGTGAATGTATCTGATGAATTGTGACCACTTCCTGTTTCATCTACAGAGACAGATGCCAGTGAACCACCAGTAATAGTTAGCGTTACAACTAAACCAGTTCCAGTTCCAGATGATACTGGTTCAACAGAACCATATTCATTATCATCATAACCACTACCAGCGTTTCCAATTGCAATTACTGGTGCGGCAGTAGAAAACGAGACCTGAACTCCAGTACCGCTACCATCAGTAACTAAAGGAATATCACTATAATCTCCTGAAAGATAGTTATTACCATTATTAGTTACAGATCCATTAAATGCTTCGACAACTAGGTCAATTAAACCATTAGAACCAGAACCACCTGTTAAGTCAACACTAGTATATACACCTGGATCATAATTTTGACCTTCATTCTGGATATCAAGACCAGAATTTAATAGAATTCTTTTTCTAACATAAAAATCTTGGAAAGAGTAAATACCATCTGGTCTATAGTTGATAATATCTTTACCAGCAGCAACAAAACCAATCTCTTGTGATGCTGGTTTGTATAAACCTAAAGTTCCTTCACTAGTGAATGCCAGAGAAGGAGCTGTTTTAGTTCCGTCCCCTAGTTTTAATTCTCCAGTAGCCAGGTCACTACCACCAGCCGAAATATTGAAAATTTGCGTTCCAATATTATTGATCTTCTGCCTTTGAATTTCAAAGGTATCTGTTTTTGCGACGTTAATTGCTGGCATTTCTTAATATCTCTCTAAGAAGATGTTTAATATCAGATAGTTCTTCCTTCAATGTATTTATGTCAGTCCGCATTCCTTTGATTGTATGGGATGCGGTCTTATTAGGAGACGATCGTGTAGTTACAATCGCCCCTGAATCTGGGTCTCGATAAAGACCATCATGACCTTCAACCTTTATCATACTGAAGCAACTACTCTAATATCCTGAATTTTGGGTACATATGCAGGATCATCAGATGACATGGTAACTTTGACACCAAACGAAATAAAGTCATCTAAGTTGTCAACACTATATCTGAACTCTTGATAAGCAGATTGTTCTTCTTTCTGAGCGGAGATAGTATTTTGCGGGGTTGCATTCTCTGGATTGATAGGCATACCAGTATCATTAAATAGAACCCATTCAATATCCTCAAATTTCTTCTGAACAGAAGTTGTTTTTGTTTTGTAGGATAGTTTAATATTTTCAGAATTTGATACGTTTGCGGTAATGATAACATCAATTCCTGATGCTTGTGTCTTAAGAGCAATTTCTTTTGTGGTGTACTTAGCAACAGCAGATGTTTCTTTAGCACTATTTTCAGAAACAAAGTCAACTCCATCAGTAAATCTCATAGATTTAATTTCGTATAACTTTTCATAACCTGCTATCAATCCAGACCAGGAAACAAGATCACCAACTCTAAGAATATCAGATGCTTGATCTGCAACTTGCTGTGCTCTAATAAACGAACCAGATTTATTATCTGAATTATAGTCAGAATTGATAGGTTCTTTATCATTTTCTAAGATCAATACTTGGTTAGGAACATCCCAGGAAGTAATTGTTCCTCCAATTAAATTATCATAATTTGTCGTAGTAGCAGAAGGATTAATTGCTGTAACTAATTGATCAAAATTAAAGTCAGGTCTGATGAGTTGTGGTGCTGCACCAGAAATTCTAACTGTATCGCTTGCAAAATCTTCACCTGCTTGTGATTGAATGGAGAAGAATAGTTGCTCTCCAGATACAAAGTTACTTTGGTTTTTAACTTTTACAAGTATCGTGGAGTTTGATGGATTCCAGAATACAATTTCTCCGCGAGCACCAGATGCCTCAATACCGCTTGCCTCGTAACCAACACCTTCTACTGTTTGTCCAAGACTTACATCAACACTATTACCCGCGACAACAAATGAATACACTGGTAAGAATTCAATAACTTGCAATCTCTTGCCATATCTTCCTTCCTTTCCTTTGGCATTCTCAATTCTATTAGAAGAAATTTTAATAGAAGAGGTATTTAAATCAATAATTGGAGAAAGATAAGATTTGTTGGATGATAGATTTAATCTATAAGTAAGACTTCTTTCTAAATTATTCATCAAAACATTAATATCAGAAGCAATTACTTTTTGATTAATAAAGAATTGCTCTTCATTTAGGAAAGTCTTTTCAAAATCTACTGAACCATATGAGTTATAGTTTTCAGTTAAAGAGTCAACAGCAATAACATCTGTTGATTTAACAAAAGTTTCGATGTTTGTAGAAGGAGACTGCAAGTAAGCAATCTGTGCTAATAGTCTTTCATATTTTTTATTAGAAGCAATCAATCCATCTGCACCGCCACCAGTAATTGTGTCTGCTGCTCTACCAATACCACTGATATTAAATGTGTCAAGACCAGCATTGGAAACTTTAAATAGAGTTGTATTCAAAGAACCTTGAGTGAACCCAGCAGTCGTATCTAGATTTTTAAAGAATACATATGAATTGTTTAAATCAAAACCATGATTTTTATGATTTACTTTAATAATGTTATTGTTATTTTTAAAGAGAGATGATGTTGCATTGGCATTAGCAAATGCATATGTTTCTAGAGGATCCTCGATCATGTTCTCATAACCTTTACTAATAGTTGTGAGATCAATGGATGCAGTATTGGAGATATCAAACTCTGCTCTGTATAAAGTAAATTTAATATCTTCAAATAGATCTTCTACCCAGGAACCAGTATTCTGTGATTTGTAAACAGATCCTAGTGACGGATTTGTGGTAACTGTTGTATTTGTAGCAATTTCAGTTTCACCTAACTTAGATACCCAAATGTTATAGTCTTTAGAATCAGTTTCTACAACTAGAGAATATTCTGTATTGTTTTGCAGGAATACAGGATAGTCAAACATAAAGTTAGTTGGAGTTACTGATGGGATACCGCCATCCACATCTTCAGCAACACCCATTCTGACAGCAGGTTCTGTGATTTCAATTTCAGTTTCAATGGTAGCACCAGTGTTACCGATACCAGATCCTCTAATAACAACAGAAGGTGGTTCTGTGTAACCTCTACCAGAAAGTGTAAGTGTAGTGTCATAGATGAGACCATCAGATACTTTAACACTACCAGTAGCGTTACTGCCACCAGGAAGACTTGGAGACTCAATGGTGATAGTTGCAGAATCATAATTAGATCCTGTATTAGTTACTTTCATTACAGAAACAACACCAGAGTCTTTTGCAATACGTGCAGAGATCTCTGTATTGTTTGCGTTATTGAATACTGTAATAGAGTTAAGTTTTAATTCCTCGTTTGCTATGAAAGCAGTACCATTGTTATTAGATAGAACAAAAGTGTATACTTGTTCGTTATTCAATTGAATTTCATTATCTTCTGATACAGGAAGTTGGTTATTGTTCTTGTCTAAGATTTTAAGGATAGGACCAGAAGCATTGGTTGTTACACCAATAATATTTTCTTCCTTAATAACAGTTACAGAAGCTGATACATATGCTTTAACATAAGTATATGGTTCCTTGACAATTTCTGTGCCAGGAATAATATTTTTACCTGGTTTTTCTGAATCTACATCGGTAAGGTATACTCTAATAGGAATAGAATCACTCTTCTTAGAAATGTATAGATCTACACCAGTAGCAAATACGCCTTCATCATACTCTTCAACTTTAAATGTTTGTGCTAAAGGATTTGGTTTTTGCTCAACTTCAGTATTATTTGTAACCAATTGAGTTCCTTCATTTGCTTTGAAGTATGCTGGTTTTGTGGATACGATGCTAGCAGGATTATCTGGAAGAAGACCTGATGCATAGAACTTAGTTTCTGCAAATGTTTCTACATCTGTTTTGTTGCGATTCGTTGCACTGGAAGTAAAGCGTAAAGTTTTTTCTCCAGTAGTAATTCTAACTTCTTCGGATGAATTATCATACGATACTGTTTCTGCTTCTCCTGTCCATGCAGCAGATTCTCTAGGTGCTTTACCAGCAGGGATCAAAACAATACCACTAGCATTGCCACTTTCGTCAGTGATGATAGGTGCATTGAAAGTAGATAATGAGTTGCCAGGAATACCAGTAAATCTAATATCAGGAACAACCCATCTGTTAATTTTTTTACCTTCTAAGTATACGTATACTTCAGTTTTTGGTTTAAGTCTACGGATGGTAAATTTAACTGGAATGCTACGAGCAAAATATTGCAGTGCAGATGCAACAGACTTACCACGACTAGTTCTAGAAGCAATACCTTTACCAATCTCATTATTCATCGGACTGATATTAGAAGAACTCGCAACATTTGCTTTGATAACTTCTTCACCAGATATTTCTGTATTGGTTTTTGATAGAGGATTAATATTATAGAAAGATCTTTCGGTGCCAGACCAAGTTACAATAAAGGAATTGTACAGACTTGCGAATGCCACTTCTAGATTTTCTTTAGCAAGGAAGGGTACAAATAGATCCGTATTGTTGTCTGTAACTAGAGGAGCAATAGATCTATCATACCAAGAATCAACATTAGGATCTACGGATAGATCACCAACATATTGAAGAACAACAAATGGATTTGGATTAATTGTCTTAGTAGCAAAATTATTACCAAGTAATCTACGATTAGTATATGGTAGTGTTAGAACACCTTTATTGTTAACATAACCAGAAACTTCTCTTTGATCATTTCTAGTATTGATTTCCTTAACGAGGAAACTATCTTCACTAACTTGTGGTCTAAGAACAGACTGCTGAGTATCAATAGAACATACATGATCTACTGATTTGATATCTCCTTTATGTGTTTCAAAGTTATCTACATAAAAACCACACTTAAATCTGTCAAGACCAATATCATCGGTAACTTGCATGTTCAGTGTTTGCTGTTCTAAAACACTAAGAGAAGTATAATACTCTAGGCGTTCGACACGTTGATTCAATTTTCCAATGTCCTTCATCGTGTAACGCTTATTCTCTACAGGAATAATACGGACATCTCTATAAGAATCTGTAAATGCAGGAATGTAGAGATAGTAGAGTGGAGTAGAATCGCTGATTGTCTCTGGACGTGATGGGTTAAGTGAAGAGTTTCCTTTCTTAACAACAAAATTTCCATCAGTATTCAAGAACACACCATCAATTCTGTCAAGGTATTGTTCTTTATTATACTTGATAGTAAATTCTAGATTAGAATCATCCGATGGACAATTAGCGGGAATACCAGATACACCAGAGAATGACAAGAAGTCAGATTCTGAAAGAAAAGTTTTATCTTGATATCCAGGAAGTATGTTAGAGTTATCTACTTTAGGTCTGAAATCAATAACATCTTTAAGTGATACTAAACCACTAACAGATGAGTTGAAAGATGGAATGTCTTTCTCAGTTACACCTGCTTCATGCAAATACGAATCGATAGTACAGAAGTCACCTTGTGAGTGCTCGAAGTAATCAAACGCGATTACAAGTTGACCTGTAGGTGCAGTAAGACCTGGTTTTAAAACCAATCTTGCAATATCATAAAATGTATCTCTTTGTCCATTGTCAAATGTATACTTATTAGAAACATCTACTCCACTAATAAGATTACCTCCAGCATCTACAGTAGGAGGAGAAGAAATAGATCCTTCATAAACATATCTTAATTTGAAAACATCTGAGTAAGAAGTAATTTGAATAGTTTCGCCACCAAGTTCTTGTCCTCTTAGTGGTACTACAGAGGTTCCTCCAGATTGAACAATAATTTGCTTGTTCAGAATAGAAGTTTTAAGTCTTGGTTTTGCTTTAGATACTTCTAAAGTAGCAGTCAACTTCATCTTAGGGAAGTTGTTTTCAGGAAGGGTCCAATCAGGATCACCTGATTGAGGATTTGCAGCTCTTGCTTCTAGAGCAGTACGCAGAGCAGTGATATCACCAAAATGATTTTCAGGGAAATTAATCGTGACACTTCCTGCAGTTAGATTACTATCTGATTGAGCAATAGTTACATATTCAGGATCAACGTAAACTACATCACCCTTTTTAAGAGGACCGCCAAACAATTGAAGACTTCCACTCGAATCAATAACATGCTCAGCAACACCTGTTTCTAGAACAGTAATCAAGAAGTTCTTATCTGAGAAAGGAGCAAAGCGTTGAGTACCAAATGGAAGTTGAGCAGCAAAAGTTAAGTTTCCACTAGCAGATGCAGCACTCGTAATAAAATCTCTTCTGAAATAATATTTGATCTTGGAGTCTTCTGAAGAATCAATAAGAGTCTTGATCTGCTTATCGCCAGTTGGGAAAACTAGAGTACCGCTTGGATTTTCAATTATTGGTCTTTGCAGAACAACAGAAGCATTCTCTACATTTGCCTGCAGAGCTCTATCTAGATAGATTCTTGATCTCTTTGTTCCGTCAGGTCTAGTAGCATATTGAACGATGTACTTATATACAGCACCAGTAACGTCTGAGAACTGCACCACGTCGCCTTGAACAAGGTTCTTCGACGCATCACCACCAAATCCATTACACTCGATAAACTTGTACCCTGCAGTGCCTGAGAAGGTAAAGTCAGTTACTGAAATTGTATTGACATATCCAGTCTTTTCAAGTTCAATATCAGCAGAGAATTTATTGGCATTACCAGAACCAAACTGAGAGAATACAGATTTAATATTCTTTGGAGAATATGTATATACTGTATTTCTGAATAGAACAGGAGTAACAACAGCAACATTAGTTGGGACAGTACCAGTAAACTCAACAATCGGAGGACGTGAGTATAGAGTGTCTGTAGAAGCTCTATCGTTAACATAGATCGTATCTAAAGCACCTGCACCAGATCTAACAATAGCAATTGAAGACTCATCATAAGTAACACCATCAAGGATAATTCTTGTTCCTGCAGCATAACTATCTCCCCTAGTAGGAATAATAAAGTGGGAAATTGTATTATCCGTTGCAATCTTAATTGTTTCGCCAGTTTCTGATGTAATTGTTTCACCACCTTTAAACTCACCAAACACCATAGTAACAAACAACTTGGAGACTGACGAGTAGGTAGCCAACGTACCTCCCTCAATAACAGCAATAGCACCACTTAGGGAACCATAAATGTACTTACCAGGATTAAAAGAATCTCCAGTAATTTCTGTTTCTAAAAGAATTCTTGTGAAAAATTGAGGAGCAAAATATGAAAGGTCAAAAATAGAATTGTATTGTTCTAGACCACCAGCAAGTCTACCTTTAGATACAATCTTATCAAGATCTTTATTAAAACCAGAACTAATTTCTTTTAAAGCAATATTTTTTGGTTTAGCAATACCTACGATAGGTGTAATAGTTTCATTATAATCACGCAGATCAAATAGTTCGCTACTATTATCTTCAACATCTGCTTGTGATTTAAACAACTTCCTCAGTTTATTTGATGCTGATGCATCATAATCAATCACAAAAATATCTAGTTCAGATCTATTTCCTTTTACTGTAATTTCAACAAATTGATTTGCACCAGCGGCAGAAATTTCTGGGCGAGATACAATGGAGAATGCTAAAACATCTACCTCTCCATAACTAGTAACCTGACTAGCAGCTCTAGTTTTGATAAAATATAATTTTTTAAACTGAGATTTAAAGTTAGCATCAGTCATATCTGCGATGCCAAAACCAGATCCAGCTTCAATCTGACAATAGATTGTCTTGACTCCTTCTTCTACGCCATATCCTTGTCCACGGCGATTGGTAGTCTGCTTGACACCATCACTTGCTTCTGTGTCATTAAGACCGACAGAACCATCATTGTAAGTAGAATTTAAAAATAATGTAGGATACGATGTTAGTTCAGCACCCTCAGCATTAAGTGGAGTTGTACCATATACATTACTAATATAGAAGGAAGTTAGACCTGTTGTTTTTAGTGTCTGATTTTCTCTTTTAATTGTATCTCTTGCTTTATCAATTTCGAGATACTTACTCTCTTTATTTTTAACTTCATATCCTTTAATATATGCTTTGCCAGAACCAATAGTTCCTAGGAGTTTTGCGGATGCTTGATTTACTGATAGACCATTAACAAGTCCATCATCATCGGCAGTATAGAATCCTAGGTTATTATCATTTTGATAATACTCTCTAACTTGTAGAGGGAATGGTTCTACGACATAATCACCAGATTCGTCAAAAGTTTTCTTAGCAATTGCTGCTTCTACAAGAGAATAGTCATTTGCTTTAATTTGTTTCTGAATAGTACCACGTTTAATAAGTAGTAACTGAATAAAATTCTTATCAGTTAGATCATAGTAACCATACTTAACAAGTTCTAGATTAATTTTAAGTCTATGAGCACCAGGAGCAGAGAAATTAGAATACCCCCTTGCATTATCATACAAGGAACTATCTTCCTCAGGTGTAACCAGAGACTCTACAATTTTAAAACCAATTTTGCTGGAAGGTGCATCATAGTATTTGCTAACAACTAAAAGTTGCTCGGCATTTCTTACAAAATATCCATTAACAAAGTAAATACCTTCTTCTACTTTTATAGCAGAAGCAAATCCCAATGCAGGACTATCAATAAATTGTTCAATACCTGTGTCAGGATCAGTAACACTGATACTGGTAGGAAGAGATACTCCATCAGTTCCGACAACCAATAGAGGAGAATTAACACCACCAATTACTTCTAGAGTCTCACCTTGACGGAATCTCTCTTCGTCGCCAGATGCGCCAGAGTCCAAGTAATTGACATAAATTGTATCTGATTCTGTATCAGAACCAAATTCTGTAGCAATAACACTTGCAATAACACTAGATGATACACCCTGAATTTTCAGACCGACCAGTTGACTAATGTCATATTTTTGATATACAACGTTTCCTGCTTCGTCACTGATTGCAACCTCAGAAACAGAAGATAGTTTAACGTAATTTAGTTTCGTATTGAACCCGACTTCTCCAGGCACAACAAGATCGCCTTGCTTGAAGACGTTCCTCCCGAATGATTCTAATTGAGTTTGTAATACAGACTGGAGAGTTGTTAGTTCTCTAGTCTGTACCGCAAACCCTGGTCTAAACAAGACCTTATAGAAATTATTCTGAGAATCAAAGTCTTCAAAGTAAGGCGATGCGTTTAAGTTAGTATTTTGAGGCATTGTATATGCACTAACGTCCTGGTTTTCCTAACGTTATTTAGGAGGTCAGAACTCAATTACTAACTTGATGTCTTCAATTTGGTCAGGAGCACGTGTGATGAGTCTTCTGTTCTCAACATAAATGACATCTCCAGAGTTCGCTTCGATCTCAGGATTACCTTGACCATTGGTGAAACTAACACCTAGAAGTGTGACAGCAGTGGTTGCTTGATCAACTGTGCCAGAAGCAAGAGATGAAGTACCAACAACAGCAGCACTAGAATCAAATTCTCTTACAACTCCGTTTTCTGCATGTAGACCAGGGACTTGGATGTACTTAAGAACACCAGCAGTGGTAGAACCAGAATCAAGAGTCCAAGAAACTACGGTGCCTTTTGCAGTACCACCAGTAGACAATGCTTGAGTAATTTCTTCATCAGCATTGTAGTCAGCAGTTGCATTTTCGATCTTAACTGCAAACAAACCATTACGGGTGTCGTTAGTTGCGAAATCGGTAGTGCCGTAGTTGTATGGGTCCTTGATAATGCCGATACGACGGAAGTCGTTATCAACGGGGAAGTCGCCAGAACCTTCAGCGTAGGTCAAACGAATGTTCGTCATAACACGCTTAGCGCCGAACTCAGACTCCATGTCTGCACCATGACCACCTTCGGGAGCAATAATAACTTCCAAAGCACCTGTGCCAGAAACACCAGTGCGTCCAGTTGTGAGTGCAGAAGTAGTAAATAGACCAGTCTTAATGCCACCGACTGTTACGCCGTCAGCAAGGTTGACTGAACCATAAGTATAACCAGCACCTTCTGTTACAATTTTAGCAGACTGGATAGCATTAGAAGCAACTACGATTTCTACAACTGCTTCAGTACCACCAGCAAGTTGACCATCACCATTAATAGGTGCATAGTGGGTTCCGTTAGGAAGACCAGCGCCAACTTCTTCTACCAGAACAACGCTTACTGCACCTTCAATCGCAGCGGATTGAACAGCAGCTCTAGTGCTTTCCGATGGTAGGTTGATGGGAAGGAAGTTGGTAGAAAGGAAGCGAAGAACATCATCTGTTGGGATGGTGTACATATACTTCCAAGCATAACCCGCAGTGTTAGAAACTTCTAGGTCACCACCTTCGGTAAACACATTACCATTATAAGTACCTTGACCAGCAGAAGGAGAGGTCTTGGGTTCGTACTGGGGGTTAGGGGAAGTTCTGCCAGGGAACTCACCATTATAGAGGCACTTGAATACCTCGTAGTTGGAGTTGATTACATAGTACTTAGCAGTTGCTAGAGATGCGGCATTAGTAAGTGCTAGTTTGCCGATCTGACCAGTCGTGGTTGCGGTGTAGTCAGGCTTGTACATGTCGAAACGAGGTTCCGCAGCAAGCGTGTTCCAATCGTAACGAGTAATTACACCACGAGCAAACGAATCGGTGATACGCTTAGCAGCAATAATTTCATCATAAACATCAAATTTTTCCGACTGGTGATCCAGTGGAGTAGGAGGGGTGTCTTCTGTAGCAAAGCGATATACACCTGCTCTTGCTTCTGCTCCTGTATCTGATGCTCCGTTCCAACCTTCAACTACAGAGTTGGGGAGAGGAGTTGAAGATGTACTTGGAGAAATTGAACTAAGGATAAGAGAATTTTCGTATACTGCTACAATGCTTGCCTTGAAAGGTGCATTTGCCCAAGTATACGATCCATTCGTATCGGTAGAAACATAAACAAACTGACCAGCAGTAAATGCTGTTGCGTTTGCGGAGTAAATCTCCAAGTATGAATTCCATGCTTGTGGACGACCCACAAAGAAGTACATTCTAGTTCTGTCGGATCCAGTATCACTACTGCCTTCGGACAGAGACTCTAGAAATTGTTTAGCATTGAAAATTCTAAATTTGTCTGAAATAATTGCAGCCATTTATTTTTTCTCTAGAACGTTGTTGTCTTGATTTATTTATACAATATAGTTTGATCATTCAACAGAATACTGGATGAACTCCGTAGAAGGCGGAATATTCACATTTCCAGATTTAACATAACCAATAAATCCTGTGGCAGTCTTGGATGTATACTCGAAAAGAGTACGCGCACTACCACCAATAAAAAGATGTCCAGCACTTGCAAATCTTGTAATGCTAGTGTCTGCGTCAAGAATTGTTTGATTTGACTCATCAGTAGTCAATACTTGTAGACTATTGATGGTAGATCCAAAAGGTAATGTTTGAGTAGAACCAGCAAAATTAAATTTACTACCTGTCAATGTAAATGAAGAA